CAACTCGGCGTCGTCGGCGTCGATCTCGTGCAGCGCGACGAGGTGAGCGCGCAGCGCGTCGGCAACCTTCGCCGGCACTGTCGCCACCTCGGCATCCGCGGCCGCAAGCCGGTTCGCCGTCTTCTCCGATTCGGTGAGGTTCGCCGCTTCGAGGGCATCGAACTTCGCAGCCTTGGCCTTCAGGTCGGCGTGATCGGCATACTTCGACCGCTCGCGCGTGACTCGCTCGGAGATGATCCGGTCGAAGTCGGCCTGGGTTGCGGGAGGCGTGAACCCGCTCTTGTCTCCGCCGTCGTTCTGCTGCTCGCTCTGACCTTCGGGCGCGTTCTCACTCATGGCGCTGCTCCTTGTGGACCGTCCGTTAACCGCCGGGCGTGGGCGTAACCCCGTGAATACGGGGAGGTTTAGGTGGATGCAAGCCAGGACTGAATCCCGGCGTTGTGTTGCGCCTTCTGTTCTGGCGTCATCGAGGTGGTTCGCTGTGAAGCCTTGTACGCCTGGACGTCCACCTCGGGTGCGCTCGCATCCCACGACGGGGACGCTGCACAGTTGCATTCACCGTGCGCCGCGAAGTGCACCGTCGACTCCTTGTAGACGTCGCCCCTCGAAGCAAGACCCCTACAGAAGTTGCACGCGCCGGCGCGGGTGACGCGCTGCCATCCCGACGCCTGCGGGTCACGGTCAGCGGAACGAGTGATCGTCTCCCTGCCAGCAGCGAGCGCGTACTTGCCGGCCGACGCCTCAAGCGCTGTAAGCGCATCGTCAGGGGTAGGCGTGAACAGGGCGCCAGCAGCACGACGCGCCAGGGGTTCGGCTGCGTCCTGATACGGGGATGCCACCATCGACGCACGGAACCTGCCAGCGATCGACTCGCTCGCACGCACCTCGTCATACCAGTCCGCAGCGATGACAGCGGCACTCTCGCCGTACTGCTGCACCAGGATCGGCACGTACTTGAGCAGAGCGTCGCGGGACTGCTCAGCGTTGCCCAGGTTCAGCGACCGCCAGAAGTCCCGGAGGTCACGCAGCAGCAGCGCCCTGACGCCTTCCTGTGCGAGACGTAGGCGCTCAGCGTCAGCCTGCGACGGCATCTGCTATGCGCCCTCAAGGGACGTCGCATCGACCGTCGGCAAGCGGAGCGACACCGGAACGGCGCCGGTGAACTGGGCACCGTCAAGACCGACACGGCGGGCAGCATCAGCAGGCTCGACGCCGGCCCGGATCAGGACACCGAGCGCGTCGGCCTGGGCCTTCACTGCTGAGGCGTCGGCCGATGAGGCACCGACCGAGACGAGCGTGTCCATGCGTGCTCGCGCTTCGATCCTCTGACGCTCACCGAGAGCATCATCGATCTGCTGCTCAGTCATGCCCAGGAGGCTTAGGCCAACGCGGGTCTCTGCCAACCACGGAGCGGCCGACAGTTGCTTGACTCCGGCGTCCGCCTCTTCGGCCTGCGACCTAAACCTTGGCTTCCGCCAGCGCGGCGCGATCGACGCCCACTCAGCCGGAATCTCGGACAGGTCGTTCGCAATCGCCAGCGACCGCGCGTGTGCATGGCGCAGGGCTGGTGACCAGTCTTCGACTGTTCCCTCGGCCTCGGTGACAAGTTCGTGCTGCGAGGAGTCATAGGAACCCTCGGAGGTCGGGTTACTGACGTCCGTGATCGCCAGCGACGTGTCGGGCAGCGACATCTCCCGCGCGAACAACTTCGCGAGCGCGTTCAGGTCTGCCAGGTGCGGCTCCGGCGACGCGGCAGCGAACTGCTTGACGTCCGCACGGGCCAGCGCCGGCTCGTCCTGGTCCTGGTCGTCGGGGATGCCCTTGATGCGTCCGAGCATGACCTGCCACACCGGCTTGATCACGCCGTTGGCATCCTTGAACACTGACTCGTCGGCACCGAGGAGCCACATCTCCGGGAACGAGTACGTGTCCATGTGACCCTCGAGGCGCAGGAGTTCACGTACCGCGCCGTCCTGCAAGCCACGTGCAGCACGCGAGATCCGCGAGGACCCGAACGCACGACGCAGGCGAGGCTTGTAGACCATTGGGTCGACTGGGACGCCCCACGGGTGGTCCTGCTCGTCGACCATCCACTTCGCGCCATCCTTCACGGCGGTCAGCGTCACACCGTCCTGATACAGCACCAGGCCAGTCGTGTTGCCCTTGTCATCACGGTCCGTGATCGAGAGCAGGTTGTCCATGCGGCGAGCCCGCGCGTTCCAGTCACCGGTCGCGTCGAGCGCAGACTTGAAGTGGATAAGCGCCGGCGGCTCACCGTCACCGCCGCGCGTCGTCACGATGAACGACGGGCCGTGGATCAGCGACTCGAGCCCACCCTGACGAGCCTCGGACCCGAGCGAGTTCCCATCCCACAACGCAGAAGCGCCGAGAGAGTCGAGGTCGCCGTCAGGCCACGAGAACCCGGTCAGCACGCACCGTCGAGCGAGCGCGTCGACACCCTTCGCCGTCCACCCGAGCGTCATCGACAACCCGCGGTACATCGGCGGCAGGACGTTCGACACCTGACGGACAGCACGGTGCATGTCGTAGTACGCCGACAGGATCTCGTTGCGCGGGGTCGCGTCGGCGAGCTTCTTGTGCAGCCCCGTCACGAGTGCCTGCGTCTCATCGCTCACACCCGGAAGGCGAATGGTCTGCTCAGTCATCGGACCACTGCCCTTCGGTCTGTAGCCGTGCGATTACCAGCCGTCCGGCCTTCACCGCTCTTACGCTTACCTGTCACTGCCCCGAACCGTGCGAGCGTCACCGCATCAAGCCCGGTCACGTCACCATCCGGCGTCACCGCCTGCCAGCCCCAGCCGCCGGCCGTGCCGATCTTGCGCTGACCGGCGACACGGACCTGGGCATCGAGGCCCGGCTGTGCGGAGTGCGATACCTGCCGCTCGTTGATCGCCCGCAGCATCCCCGCGTGTGCTGTGATCGCCTCGTCCGTCGTCACCACGCGCACCCGGCGAGTAGACACGCCAGCCTTGACGAGCTGCGCGCGGAGATCACCCGAGCCGGCCTTGCCGTCAATCAGGATCACCGACGACTTGCGCCACCGCTCGACAAGCCAAGCCACGAGGCTCGACGTGCCGTCTGACGTCGCACGAACGCCCAGCGCCTCGACGTGGGTCACCCCCTCATCCGAGTGCAATGCCACACCTACGCCGACGCGCTTACCGTCGACGGAGAACTTGACGGCATAGGCGAGGATGCCGTCCTCGGGAACATCAGCCGCAGGGACCGCCAAGCCCAGCCATGACGGGTAGTCGATCAGCCCGCCGAGCGCATCCGAATCCCAAGCGCCGCACCGCTCACGCATGAAACCCGCGAACGACATGCCGGCCATCTCGTCCTCGACGACCGTCGTGTGCAAGCGGTCACCCAATGCCGGATTCGTGGCAGCGGCAACGGCCAGCACAGCCTCGATCTCGGCAGGATCAGTCGGAGGCCACGACGACGTCACAGGTGCACGATCAGGCGACCACTCGTGCCACGACAGCCGGTGGTCCTTGCCCTCAGCACCAGACGCACGCATCCGCTTGAACGGGGCGCCATCAGCGTTAGGCGGCGGCGGCGTGCCAGTCATGATGATCTGCGGGTCACCGGAAGGAGCCGCAGAGATCGTCGGAAGCAACGCCTCCAACTGCTCGTCGGACAACTCCTGCGCCTCATCGCACACGAGGTCGTCAACCGTGAAGCCACGGCCCGACCCGCGCGACCGAGCAACGAACTCGACCGAGCCGCCATTCGTCAAGACAATGGCCTCTTGGCCGTTCGTCTGACGGATGTCGCTCACCATCGCAGCGAGCTCAGGCCAGCGCCGCTCATTCTCGAAGAACGACCGGAGACGGATGAACGCCTTACGGGCTGTTTTAACCTCATGAGCCGTGTGCAGGATCTTCCGACCCTGCACCACAATCTTGAACAGCTCGACTACCTCGAGGACGCCGTTCTTGCCATTCTGCCGGGGAACAGCCAGGCCGCACCGGCCGGAAGAGAGTCGATCGGATGGCGACCGACCCAGCCATGAGACGACCACCATCTCCTGCCACGGATCAGGCGTCAGGCCATACCGCATCGCCAGGAAGCACGCATCGCCACCGTCGTCGAACTTCGGCGAGCGCTTCGGCTCAAGCCTGACGCGCGGCTCCTGCCTCCCGAGCAGCACGACGGGCGTTGACTTCATCGATGCCAGATCCCTTCGGGGCAGCCGGCGCCGATGCCTTCTCGAGCTCGTCAATGTCCGCGAGGGTGGCCCGGTACTGCGCTGCGATCTGCGCGCGCACTCCGATCGACGCCTCGACGATGGACTCCTCAAGCAAGTCAGCGAGAGCGCGTAGGCGGTCGATCCTTGCCACGGCACACCCCCCTCATACCCCTCGGGGGTATCTCGCT